GACGGCAATTTGTACTGTTGGGGTTACAATGGTCAAGGACAGCTAGGCGTTGGAGATACAGCTAATCGCACAACTCCAACTTTAACTAACACGGGAGTTGTCAAAATTATTACAACAGACAATACCGGCAACAACGGTACATCCCATCTAATAAAAGCAGATGGCACAGTTTGGGTTACTGGTTATTCAGGGGGTAATGGGCTTACAGGACTTGGTAATGCTACCCAGCAAACCAGTTGGCAACAAGTTACGATTAACCTCTCTAATAGAAATGTTGTAGATATTATTAGTCAGGGTGGTGGTGGCGACTCACGTTCTTTCTGGGCACTTATTGACGATGGTTCTATTTATTCATGGGGTTACAACGGGTATGGACAACTAGGACACAGTGGAACGTCAAATGTAGGCTCGCCCAACCTGCTAGTACAACCAACTGGGTTCCCCAAAGTAGATAAAATTGTTGGATTTGGTGCTGCCAGTGAATATGGGTTTAAAGCCATAAATATGGCAAGTGGCAGAATGTTTACAGTTGGTAATTGGTGCAATGGCGCCATTGGTATATCTAAAGATGACGCATCAGGCACCTGGCCTTTGGAAACTCCCACAACTAACCGTGCTCATTATCCGGCACGAGAAGTAGAAAGTCCACAACCTGTATTGCAAGGGTATGCAACAATTAAAGACGTTGTAACTTTAATAGCTGAAAACAGTGACCGCACTGCCGTATTTTGTTTATTGTCTGATGGCACGGTCTGGGCCAAAGGCGGTAATGTTAGAGGAGAACTAGGAACTAAGCAAGTAATGAATTTTTACTCTGATGGTACAAATCCACAATCTGTACAACACGGTAATCTTCGGTGGAATCCAACTTGGCAACAAGTTCAGTTTTAGTTAGTTGTAAGCATGCCTTACTCTATACCCCTACATCAAAGAGTTCAGTTAAGACGGGACACTGCTGCTAACTGGACTCGTGGAAATCCAGTTTTAAAATCTGGGGAACTTGGGTACGAAACAGATGCTGAAAGAGTAAAGGTTGGTGATGGGACAACCGCATGGACTAATCTTCCTTATTTTGGTGGTGGTGGGAATCTTGGCGAACTCCAAGATGTCACTATCACTAATGCCGCAAACGGAGACTTTCTTCGTTGGAATGGAACAGCATGGATTAACGATGCGGTAAATCTTTCAACAGACACAGTGGGTTCCTACGTTCAGTCACTCGTTGCTGGTTCAGGAATTACAATTACAAACAACTCTGGTGAAGCGGCAACACCAACCATTGCTGTTACGGCAAATACATTTGAAACTTACGGCGCAGCATCTAATGCTGTTTCTGTGCATCAAACAGACACTACAAACATCCACGGAATTGCCGACACATCACTTCTTGTTACAACTACGGGAGCACAAACACTTACAAATAAAATATTTGATTCACCAGTTTTTATAGGAACTCTTCCAAACATTTCCCTTACTGCAGAACAAGTTGGACTTGGTAATGTTGATAATACTTCTGATGCGAACAAACCAGTATCAACAGCAACTCAAACCGCTTTGAACCTCAAAGCAAATATTGCCTCACCAACATTCACAGGAATCCCTGAAGCGCCTACGGCGTCGTTAGGCACCAAAACTACGCAAATTGCTACTACCGCTTTTGTCATGAATTCTGTTGATAATGACCAATTTATTCTTGCAGGGCAAATTTTCTAGTAACTTATATACAGGAGACAAAACATGGCAACATTTAACAAAGAACTGCTTTCAGAAAGCATTAACGGTAAAGCAATCAAAGTTTCGGCAACGGCAATTGGTACTTCACCAACTTTAATCCATACTGCTTCAACAAACCCAAACGTGCTAGATGAAGTATGGCTTTACGCCCAAAACAACCATACAGCGGACCTTGCGGTACGCATTGGCTTTGGTGGCACAACAGATCCTGATGACATTATTGAGTACACAGTAAAAACAAAAGCTGGTTTGTATCTTATTGTCCCAGGTTTAATTTTGAAAGGAAATGCAACTGCTCTAACAATTAGAGCAGCTTGCGCTACTGTAGACAAAATCTTTTTGTCAGGATATATTAACCGAATTACAGCATAATTAACAATTATGTCTAGGTCCTTTAAAGACACCAGCGGTGGTAAACAGATTAGTGGTGGGAGTTTAGCCCCACGCACTGGAAAAGTTAACTCTACATTGCAAGTTGATTATGTGCGACGTGGTGGAGCCAAAAACCCACCATCATTGGTAGACTTTTTAGTGGTGGCGGGTGGAGCTGGTGGTGCGGGTACTGGTGCTCAAGTTGGAGGAGGCGGAGGAGGCGCTGGAGGTATGCGTAGCAGTGTTTCAGCAACTGGTGGTGGTGCTAGTCCTGAAGCAAAGTTAACTGTTTCAGGTGATGTTGACTACACAGTTGTAGTAGGTGGCGCTGGTTCAGACTCTATATTTTCTACTGTAACGTCAATTAAAGGTGGTACTCCTGGAGGTAGCGGTGCAGGCGCTGGTTCTAGTGGCGGTTCTGGTGGTGGTGGTGTTACTGGTGGTGGCGCTGGAACTTCTGGGCAGGGTTACGGTGGCGGCTCTGGCGCGGGAACCTATACACAAACACCGTGCAGTTCTGGAGGCGGAGGCGGAGCTGGTGGTGGTGGTGGCTCAAGTGGTGATCCCGGCACTGGTGGCGGAGCTGGAGCTAGTGCGGCAAATAACATTACTGGTTCCTCTGTTGCTTATGCAGGTGGTGGTGGTGGTGGAGGTTCTGGTGGTAACTACCAAGGTGGGTTTTCAAACGCTCCTAATTTAGGTGGTGGTGGAACAAACGGCCCTGGTGGTAGTGGTGTAGTTATTATTCGTTACCCAGATTCCTTTGATGATGCAGTACCAAGTGCTGGACTAGTGTGGGAAAAAACCACAATTGGTGGTAATAAAATTTTTAAATTCACCTCTGGTTCAGGTACAGTAAGCTGGTAATTATGGCACACTACGCATTGCTTAATGATGAAAATATCGTTGTTCACGTTATTACTGGGGTTGACGAAAACTCTACACAAATTGACACAGATGGCACAATTGTTGGTGGTTCATCGGAAGCATGGGAATCTTTCTATGCCGCTCAACCATGGCATTCAGGGTTGACTTGCAAACGCACGTCATACAACAACAATTTTCGTGGAGTCTATGCTGTGGTTGGGTATACCTATGATCCTATAAACGATGTGTTCGTAGCCCCACTTTGATATAATTAGCCCATACATTACAACATTATAAAGAGGAAACATGGCCCAAGCATACAAAGTACTAGCACAATCTGCCCCTGCAGCCACAACAAACACGGATATGTACACCGTTGGCGCTGGTCTGCAAATCGTGGCTTCAACCGTAACTATTTGTAACCGTGCGGCGGTTGCAGCCACTTACCGAATTGCTGTTCGTAATGGCGGGGCAACTCTAGCCAACCTACACTACATTGCATACGACGCCACGGTAGCGGCAAACGACACGATTGCTTTGACCCTCGGCCTCACTCTTCAAGCTTCAGACGTAATTACCGTTTATGCTTCTAGTGCAAGCTTGTCTTTTAACATTTTTGGTTGTGAAATTACGTGATCTACAGGGCTGTAAATGCGTCCATTAGCCGCACGGCACAAGCTAAGTTTTCATTAGAACGTTTTACAGGAAGTAAACTTAAAAGAACTTACCGCCTTTCTTGCGGAGACATAGATGTCTACACGGGAATAGAGACTTGTATCGGAGTCAATCTCTACAGGTCGTACCACGATGGTATTTGTGGAACTTACAGTACTTTGTATCAAAGCAATAGTGCCACTTGTGGCTACGTTGCACCAGCACCAGTTTCTCCAGTAGGGGTTTCGCCAGTAGGAGTTTCGCCAGTAGGAGTAGGAGGAGGAGGAGGAGGAGGAGGAGGAGGAGTTGGTGGCCCAACAAGCTGCACTTCTTGTAATGGAATTGCAAGTTCAACATCAGATAATCTCGTTTGCGAAGGTGGTTATCTTGTAACGTACAGGACATATTATTGGACGGAGCCATATGGTAACCCTGCTGGCTGTACTGGGTGCCCATCACAAGAAACGCATGAAATTAACAGATATTGTGCAGCACCAATACCGTGTCCTGGTTCGTGCTAGGGTTGTAACTATTAATAAGGAGATTTTATGTCTAAAACAAGTCAACCGCGGCTAAACATGAATAACTTAAAAGAATTTGCTGTGGTAGTAGAAGGAGACGTTGCGTTTACCATGAAGCATCCAATTGAAGTAGAAAACGTAATTGCTGCTTTACGCTCAAATCCTCAAATAATTGAAGTTCCAGATGAGCTAAAAAATGTTGTCACTTTCGGTTGGACTTTTGACGGAACAAATTTTACACCACCATCGGAGTAACAATTGAGTGCTTGGCAGGAATACAAAAAGAAAATTGGTACTGCTCGCCCTTGGCAACTTCTAGATCCATCTAATTATGTAGATGAGAGTTTAGAAAAAGAAAGGTATGATATATGCCTTGCTTGTCCAGAATTACTCAATATAACAAAGCAATGCAAACAATGTGGCTGTGTTATGTCACTTAAAACTAAACTTAGGAATGCAGTATGTCCACTGGGCAAATGGTAGGAGAAAGAGAACTTGCTCCTGGGATAATTGTATACTCGTACAATAGAGATAAAGCAAATGAGTGGCTCTCAACACTAAAAACATACTCTGAGCCACTTTTGGCTTACGGAACAGTCTATACAAAAAAAGAAGATGGTTATCATTCAACAGTAAACCTAGACCACAGAAAGTGTAAAGTATTTTCTGGAAGTGATTTGCCGAATTGTCACATTGAAGATCCGTTAAGAGTTCTTTCAAATCAAATGCATGCTTTTATGGATGAAAATGTTGCAAAATTTTGCAATAAATATTCTGCCCATGAAACAGTAAAAAACCATGATGCAATATTTTTAAAGTATGAATCAGGTGATTTCTTTAATGACCACAACGATGACTGCCCAACATACCCCAGAACTGTTTCTTCTGTTGTTTATCTTAACGAAGACTACTCTGGGGGTGAGCTTTGCTTCAAACATTTTAATATTGAGTACAAACCACAACAAGGCGATTGTGTAGTCTTTTCATCGGCATTCCCGTATATGCATAGCGTAAAGCCAATTACAGAAGGAACAAGGTATGCAGTTGTTAACTGGTATACGTACGTATAAGGTAGGATTACTAACATGACTCTTGCAGAACTTACAATTGCACCACCAAACCCAGGCCCTGCAGATTGGAACGATGACGGTTTTCTAGTTGTAGAAAATTTAATTCCAGAAAACTTAATGTTTGACTATGAGCGTTGTTGGGCAGAAAACAATTCTGAAAGGCCTGGAGGTTGGCCAGATTGCACACCATACCGACGTCATCCAGAAGTAATGGACATTTTGACTTACAAAGGAATCAACGACACAATAGAACAGTTGATTGGTGAACCTGGTGGTGTGCACCTAAACCTAACTGGGTGGGTAACTACTAGACGCAATTGGCACCAAGACACATACTTAAATCCTCCACATGTTGGAGATTACTACGCTGCTGTGTGGATTGCTTTAGAGACAATTCATCCCGATTCTGGACCTTTTCAATTTGTTCGTGGGTCACACCGTTGGCCAGTTGTCACACGCGAAAAGATTCTTGCTGCCCTAACCCCAGAAGAACGAGACCACACATGGCCTAAACACAGCGAACGTTTGTTAACCCCACTTTTTGAACAAGAGATTGTAAACCGTAATGCAGAAGTGATTACTTACCTTCCAAAACGTGGTGATGTTTTGTTTTGGCATGGTCGTCTATTACATCGTGGATCGGAACCTAATGTTGTTGGAATGCCTAGAAAATCTTTAATTGCCCATTACTCTGGAATCAACCATAGGGAAGACATGCCTACAGCATTACAGCATAGTGATGGCTGGTATTTTCCGATTGACGGTGGCAATGTTTCTTAACGCTGGTTGTGGCACACATTATGCTTCAGGTTGGGTAAACACCGACGTTTGGGAAAACGAAGACACAAGACCCGATGTTCGTGTAGAGCCAGGTAAACCTTACCCGTTTGGCGACAACACTTTTGATGCAGTGTTTATGAGTCATGTTCTAGAACACATCCATTGGGGTGAAGTTCCGGCATTTCTTAATGAGATGTCTCGCGTGGCAAAGCCAGGTGCACCCATGCTCATTATTTGCCCAGATGTTTATAAAACTATAAAACTGTGGCATGAAGGCAAAATGCCATGGTGGTTAGTTGAGTCAGTCATGGAGCACGCCGAAGTTGCTCCAGAACATTTGAAAGACGTTGAGTGGTGGGATGGTGCTACACACCATTGGAACGCACACGAAAAGAGAATAGAGGATTTGCTAAACCAAATGCAATTCCCAAATATTGAAAATGTGTTTACACTGATACCCGATGGCAACTCTTGGAATGACCACCGAATTGCAAACTTAATATGGCCTGTTGTAGGTAAAGCAGATTGGCAGTTGTGTTTAAGATTTACCAACAAGCAATAAAATTTATGCGCTAAAATGTGGTGTGAAGTTTAAATTTCGCCCACTGCAACTGCTCCCATTGTTTATTTGGTTACTTCCTTTTTTTGCACAAACAGCATTTGCCGACACCCAACCAGGTTTGACATATACGGTTTGGGATAACCGCACCGGACAGAACAACCAGTACAACGTAAGTCCGCCACTCCCACCAACCACACCGATCATCGCAACAGGTGTCGCACCACGCATTGAATATCAGTTTGGTGGCGGTCCGATCTTCGGCACAAACATATCCGAGGATGTCGTCGTCAAGTTTGAAGGCTGGATTGATCCACCAACCGACCAGATGTACTACTTGTGTGTCGCTTCGGATGACGGCGCGAAGATGTATTTAGACGGCGTGAATGTCATCAATGATTGGTATGACCGTGGCGGCGGATGCGGGCAGACAGCCGATGTTGACTTCTCAAACGGTCAACCCAAACAAATGACAGTTTGGTATTACGAAAATGGTGGCGGTGCGCATGTCACACTTCTGTACTACACCGGCAACGGTTGGGCTGCTGCACCCGACTCGTGGTTTACAATTGACCAACCTGTCGTGACTACGACGACCACTTCCACCACAACCACAACGACGACAACCACCACCACAACATCGTCAACAACGACCACAACAACCCTGCCACCCACAACAACCACGGATTTGACGACAACAACGTCTTCCACGACAACCACAACTTCTTCAACGACGACGACCTCGTCAACAACAAGCACCCTGCCAGAAACCACAACCACGACCACAAGTTCATCTACGACAACCCTTCCCACATCAACGACCACAACCAGCGAACCAGTTCAGACAAGCACAACCACATTAGTTGAAAATACAACGACGTCCACGACCACAACAATTCAACCAGCCCCGACAACAACGCAAGCACCTTATACTCCCCCGCAAACCACCACTACTAGTCCCACCATTGAGACTCAACCCGAACCAACCACACCCGTAACCGAAACCACAGTTGCCGAACCCGAAACATCTACAACCTATCCTGACGAGCCTTTTCCCAATATTCCTGATCCAACTTCTGACGAGACTGTTCCCGATGAAACAGAGCAGCCAACAGACACAGAAATGCCACAGGAAGATACAGCAGAAACAGAGCAAGAACAAGTAGAGGATTCATTAGATGATTATACCCTCCCAGAAGACGGTGAGGCAATCATTGCAGAAGAACTGGATAGCATTATTGATGAAGTATTTACTGAGGATGTTTCGGCAGATGTATTTGTAGAAACACTTACCACCTTGCTTGATGCTGAACTTACAGATGAGCAATTAACTGAAGTTCTAGATTCTGCTTTTTCTGAAGAAGCCTCGGTTGAAAACATGGTTTCAGCATTGGATGAGATTCTTGACGGCCCGATAGATGCAGAAGATTTGGAAAAGGTAATGGACGCAGTTTTTGACGGCGACCTGTCTGACGATGAAACAATTGCTCTTGCCGAAGAGGTGCTAAAAGGTGAATTGACTGCCGATGAGTTTGCCACTGTAATTGACGCAATTTTTGACGAGAAAGTAACTGACAAAGTTCTGATTGAAACATTTACTGCTGTTTTGAAGACTGAGCTTGACAACGAGAAATTTGAAGAAATAGTAAATGTCCTTGAATCAGAAACCATATCCAACGAACAAGTTGCTGAAGTAGTTACTTTGATTGTTGAACAGGAAGGTGGAGTTAATGCAGAACAGGCAACCGAACTCGCAACAAGTGAAAAAGTGTTGGAAAGCATTGACGGCGAACAAGCAACGAAAGTGTTTGATGCCGTGGTTGCGTCTGAGGTGTCGCCAGAGGATGGGTTAGCAATTTCAAAAGCCGTGCAAGAAGCGCCTAAAGAAGTTAGAAAAGCATTTGAAAAAGAACTTAATGTTTTTGAAGGTGTATTTGATGTGTATGTCCCGATGGGTTCTAGAGTGCCAGTGGGTGATCGCCGTGTCATCGTCGGTGTGGGTGCTGTATTATTAAGTGTCCCAGTTCGCGTGCGAGTTGGGTGAGGTTAACCAGTTAAAATCGCATTAGAGGCCCCTAGGAGGCCATTACAGGCGACAAAATACCACATGGGCTACTTGATAGCGGACTTTATCAAAACAAGCGTATATGGAGTTTTATGGAAAATCTTAAAAAAGAGTTAAAAGGTCTTATTTGGACTTTAGCCGGAACTGGGTTGGTGTTAATCACCCTATCTGGAAGTACTCGTACAACTGGTATTTGGATCAGCATTGCTGCTATAGTTCTTTCGCTAGGAAGTGCGTATTTATCTAAAGACGAATAGGGATGCATGAGACGGAACACAATAGGGTTTTTAACACACGACTGGGCATACGGAACAAAACCATTACAACCTAACGGGTGCGCTTGGTACAGATGTTTATTGCCAATGCGAGAGCTAGAAAAGCACAATTGGCGAGTGGGCATTGGCATGCCACAATTTAACAAAGAACATGGTTTTGGAATGATCTTAAAAGAGAACCAAGCCGTGCATGGTTGGGATGTATTGGTGTTTAAACTTCTCATGAGAAAAGAAGTGGCATCAGCAATGCCGATTGCTAAAGCCCTTGGTCAAAAGATAGTTGTGGACATTGATGACTTTTTTGACGGTCTGGATGAGACTAATCAAGCTTATGCTGTTACTGACCCAAAGAGAAATTTAGACAACAATCGGGAGCATTACAACTCTATTATTGCTCAAGCCGATGCCATAATAACATCAACACCGTTTCTATACGACTATTACAAAACAAAATACAAGAATGTTTATCTTGTACGAAATGGTATTGACTTACCTCGTTGGGTACGCAGAAAAGACAGGGCAGTCAGTAGACCCACCATTGGTTGGGTAGGTGCAACTCCATGGAGGTCTAGAGACCTAGAAACATTGTCTTCATGGATTGGTCCGTTCATAAAGAAAAATAATTTGTTGTTTCATCACTCTGGGCATACTGCAAATTCACCTTTGGCTAGAGAACAATTAAAGATAGATAAACAACGATGCACATCTACTCCGTTGTGTCCAATCAACGAATACCCTAAATTGTTTAGCAAGATAGACATTGGGATTGTCCCTCTTAACGATTTACCTTTTAACCATGCCAAGTCCTACATCAAAGGGCTTGAGTATGCTGCCGCTGGCGTTCCTTTTGTGTCTTCATATTCTCCCGAATATGAGTATTTAGCAAATGCTGGAATTGGTAGAGTGGCTCGCAACGCTGCAGAATGGCAATATCATTTAAGCGAGTTGATAAACCCTCAACTGCGTAAGGATGAGGCCGAAGTCAATTACGAAATATTAAAAGAAAAGTTTACAATGACCCAAACTGGCGCTGATTGGAATGATGTAATGCTTCAAATACTGAAGTTATAGACTGTTCTATAATAGGAGCATGGCTAGACGCAGAGGCATTAATACAGAAGCAATGGCGCGTATTCGTCGTGCATTATCTGATGCCAAAGACTCTTTTGCGTTATCTTCAGACGAAGCTAAAGAAGCGTTGTTTTACGCTGAAGAACGTTTTGACCCATGGGTAGCAGCTACACAAGGCGCGGATAATGAAGACCCCAGTCAATTGGGAGAACGAACAAATGGTCAGGACAGCACACGCTTATTGTCTGCTCAATACTTTTTTAACAAAGAAACCTTAATTGGGGATATTTATTTAAAATTTAGAGGACAAAAAAACAGAAGAAATGGACCGTACTATGTGTTTAACAATGTTCCAGCATTTGTTGCAAAACGCTATATGACCGCGTTGTCCAAAGGCAAAACATTTAATACGATGGGGCTATCTGGAGGGTACACACGAGACACTACTAAGTTTTCTTTAGAACCAGCAACGCCGTTTGGTGCAAAAATTCAAAAAGGCAATTACGGAAACGTTCCTCCTATTCCGGGTGTTCCTAGAACCCAACCTCTTTCAGAAGGTGCTTACGAATCGGGACTTGGTATACAACAACAATCGGACAATACTTAAACTAAATTTTCGCTAGGATACACAACATGTCTATCAACACGGTTCACGGGTTTTGGTTTGTCTATTGGATAATTCGGGATACTGCAAGTAAAACCACGCCAAGAATGGCTGTAGGTTGGCTTCGTGAATTGGGCGGATATTGGCGCGTTGGTAAAGGCATTCAAATCAAAACAGGGAAGTACATTACACAAGTTGGCGTTTGTAGAAAACGTGAGTTTACAAATGAAGAAGAAGGGACATTAAACGTTCTTGAGGGTAGGATGATGACAACACCCACTAGTGAGATTGGAGATTGGCGTTGAGATTGTTTAAAACTGAAAAGTTGTTGACTGAAGAGAAAGAAAGAACTCGTGCACAAATTCGTGCGGAAAGATTGGATACTTCATCTTTGTACACATGGATGGATAATTCCATAATGTCCTTGGGTGCTTCTTTTGATAATTGGCGTTTTAAAGATGCGCCATCAACGGAAGTTTCTTCATGCATAGAAGCAATTGCTGTGGTATGGTCGGAAATTGAAAAGAGGAAAAATGGACGAAACATGTAGATCACCCGAAGAACTAAAAATGGATAAAGTAGTAGCGATGCTGAGGAAGATGGCAAACGACATTGGATCGTTTCCACGCAACAACATTATTAAACGAGAGGACTATTGTCTGATTGCTGATGTTGATGACCTTTATAATTTCTTAATTTGCGTTGAAGACCTTTATGAGTACCACAAAGGATTAGTGCGCCCAACAGAAGTCCACCCTGATCAACTATCATTATTTGAGATGTAGTGTATCCTTATATGGATGAGCGAAACACTAACTGACGAACAATTACCAGAGGATTTAGTTGAAGAATTAGATGAAACCTCTGCTGAATTTGTAGAGCAACTCGTCACAAAGTTGGTTTTGTTTACAGAACAATTCTGTGACGTTGAGTTTTTCCCTTATCAAATACCCATTGCTTATCGGGTAATTGAGTCCATAGTGTTGGGAGATGGCGAAGAAATAACATTAATTGCAACTCGCCAAAGTGGAAAATCAGAAGTAATTTCTAATGTGCTTGCATCCATGATGGTAATACTTCCCAAATTAGCTCCTGTATACCCAACATGGTTATCTAAGTTTAGTAAGGGTTTTTGGTGCGGTGTATTTGCTCCCGTTGAAGACCAAGCCGATACGGTGTTTAGTCGCATAGTCAATCGTTTGACTTCAGACCACGCTTTGACGTTTTTATTAGACCCAGAAATTGATGACACCACTAAAGCTGGTGGCACGCGAGGTAAGGGAAAGATTTTGGCGTTAAAGAACGCTGGGTCACTATGCCGTATGCAAACTTGTAACCCTAAAGCCAAGATTGAATCTAAAACTTATCACTTTGTGTTAATTGACGAAGCTCAAGAAGCAGACGAATATGTGATTGCCAAATCAATCAAACCAATGTTGGCATTTAACAACGGAAGCATCATGTTGACTGGTACTGCTTCGCGCACCAAATCTTACTTTTACAAAATGATTCAATACAACAAGCGACGTATGACCAGTAGCAAAAAGAGCATGCGAGATTGTCATTTTGAATATGATTGGAAAGTTGCATCCAAGTACAACCAAAATTATTTGAAGTTTATTGCCAAAGAGAAGCTCCGTATTGGCGAAGATTCTGATGAATTTCAAATGTCGTATTGCAACCGTTGGATGCTTGAAAAAGGTATGTTCGTCACCGAAGAACGCATGGAGAGGTTGTACGAACCATCTATGCCGTTAGTCAAACAATGGTGGAGAACTCCTGTGGTTGCTGGTATTGACGTTGCTAGATCTAACGACTCTACGGTAGTAACCGTTGTCTGGGTGGATTGGGATCATCCAGACCCATTTGGTTTTTACGAACATAGAATCCTAAATTGGTTAGAAATTAACGACCAAGAATGGGAAAGTCAATACTTTCAAATTGTTGATTTTTTGCGCAATTACGAAGTTTGTAAAGTCGCCGTAGACGCCCAAGGTGTTGGTGGTGCGGTTGCCGAACGTCTTCAAATCCTACTACCCCATATAGAAATAACGGCTACCTCATCTGATTCAAAAAGCCAAAATGAAAGATGGGTACATTTAACAGAATTAATACAAAGAGAACAACTTATTATTCCAGGGCATTCAAAAGCTCGTCGTACTAAAATGTGGAAAAGATTTAATCAACAAATGAACGATTTAGAGAAAGTTTATAAAGGTCCATATATGTTGGCGGAAGCTCCTGACGAAAAAGGAGCGTTTGACGATTACCCAGATTCCCTTGCTCTGGCGTGTTCTAACACTATTCATGACACCATGCCTACAATCCAAGTTGGGGAAAACCCGTTCTTTAAATAATGGTATTCTTTAATATCCGATTAACTCTAAGGAGTGACACATGACAGTATCACCAGCACCTATGTTCCCAGAAACGGGTCGTAACGAAATTATGTTTGAAGGCGAGTACGCCCCAAGCATTCCAGGCAACAAGGGTCCGCTTCGCTTTGAAGAAGGCGTTGCTACAGACACTGACGTTCCAAACGACTTTGCTAAAGGCGCATATGAGGACACTGCTCCATCGCCAATGCGAATGAACCAAAATAACCCAGAGATGTTCTACAAGCATGCCGCAGACACTATGCGCGAGCGTGCGCACGTAGGTTCAGCCTCATGGGTTGAAGCACCATCAGTGCTTAGCGAATTTGTGGAAGGTGCCATGTCTGGCGACGACATGCCGAAGTGGGAGTACTCCTACAACAGCGGTGGTCACATGAACCGTCCAAACGTAACTGTTGTTAGCGACTAACAATGGAAGGCGGAACAGCTTCCGCATCTGAGTCCGGCGGTCTTGAATCTGGAGACAGCGGTCTCACAGGAACGCAAGAGCTATCTGAAAGTATTGCGCAAACCTACGGGCTAAGTCCTGTAGGTGCGTTTAGTCCACGAGGTTACAAGAGCAGAAAAGGTATATTTCAAACTATTGTTTTGCGCACCCCACCAGCAGCTGCTGAATTAAGAGAACGACGACACCCGTTTGTTCTTAACTCGTATTTAAAAAATACATTGGGAGTTTCTGTTTATCAACCAACGGGTTACGCCATGCCAAAGAACTTAGCAGGTTCTGGTTTGCAACCAACTGCTCTTTCCAACCAACAGTTCTCAGAAGAACCTGCGGACCCAGTTGACTCTGCGTTTGGAACACAATCTCCGCATCTAGATGCTGGTGTTCGTGATGTTGAGAGGCCAGAGGAAGAGGGACGCTTGAGCAAAGAAACAGATCTTCGTAGGCGTGCATTGCACGTTGAAAAAGGTCGCAAAGACAAATACGACTACGGGAGTTAACAACATGGCAGAAACACCATTTTTTTATGAATTAGACCAAGTAAGTGAAGCTGATTTAAACAGGATACCTGTTGGAAGAGGGGGTGCTCAATTCAGCAAATTCTTAATAGATCAAGGAAGAAATCCTGGTTTGACACTATTAACATCTCCTAAAAGTAATACAAAAATTAAAAAAAACATGACTTCTACAAACCCAATGGCTCGTTTGTCTTACCAAGCCAGCATGAATTTATCTCCAGCTAGGTCTTCTGGAGTTACAGATACCTGCGGTTCTTGTTCAACCGCGGGTTGTCGCAATAACTGCATTAATGACACTCATCAAATGTCTGGACCAGATCAACAGGCAGCACAGATTAATCGTACAAAATTTGGCGTTTTGCATCCAGATTTGTTTTTAGCAACTCTCAGAGATGAATTAAGCCAACATAGTGAAAAGGCGTATGCTTTAGGTTTACACCCCGTAGCACGTTTAAATACAATTTCGGACACAGCTTTTCATAGGTTAAAAGTTGCTCCAATTATTATTGGTCAATATGCGGAAGCTCCAAAGGGTTTGGATTTACCTAAAGAAATTAGGCATCTTCCAGGAATGACTTTTAACGAATATTCAAAAGAAAATATGCGTGATGTACGTGGAGTTCCTGAACCAGATCCTGTTTATGCACACCACCATATAGCCCACAGCGCAAGCGAATTAACTACAGCAGGTCGTGTTGCCGAACTTATAAAACAAAATAGGAATGTGTATTTCCCAGTTGATAGATCAAGGGGTCCTGCTCATGTTTACCCATATACGACATTTAAAGACTTAAAAACAGGAGCAGAGGTTACAGCACCTTCTTTTGATGCAGATCGTGATGACGCTAGATGGGCAGATCCTGAAAAAGCATCTTTTGGTGTTTTTGCTGAAAAGAAACGTGGTCATTATTCTAAAGGATTAATAATAAACCCACACACTAACGAACACGGTTTTATACGTGAAAACATACCTGGACAAAATGTTTCCCTTAGCCGCAAACCTTCTCGTAAGCAGTTGTAATTATGACTGACGCTTGGGCAATAGTTATCGCTGCGTCTATTCCTGTTTTGGCTACAGGAATTGGTTGGGTAATAAAACTTTTGTTCAACCTTGCAAAAACAAACAGAGACGATCATAACAAGGTTATGGAAGAAATGCAAGTTTTAACAAAAAGCGTCAAGAAGGTAGGAAAGAAACTAGATAAACACATAGATTGGCATGCATATGAAAAATAAAGATTTGCTTGTTAATGTCCTTCTTAGAATCCTTGCAACATTTGCGGCATCAGGTTTGGGCGTAATTGGTGCAGGAGCAATCGCTGGAGTTCCGTTGTGGAAAGCCTGTTTTATGGCAGGAATTGCAGGCGTGGCATTTGTTGTTGAAGGTTTGTCTCGTTCATTCTTAGATGATGGTAAACTTACGCTTTCTGAAATCAACGACGTCTTCAATAAAGTAGACGGAAAAGATTCAACAGTAGAAGAAAAACCAACAAAACCAAAGGCTAAATAATGAACAAAGTTGCTTGGGATTATATTGTTCCTATTAAAATGCCAGCCGATTTGAAAGGAGTTGAACCTGGAAAACTGCCCGAATCATTACTCAGAGCAATCCCAACAGGAGGAAAACTCCACTGGCTTGCAGCAAACGCATGGAACGCAATGGTCGCCAAAGCCAAAGCCGACGGAATTGAACTCAAGCCCACGTCATCTGGCGACCTCTATCGCAGTTACGAGTCGCAACTGGCGAGTTTTAAACAGCGCTACGTTCTGGAACCAATTCAGGGAACCAGCACAAAAACATTTGAAGGAAAAACTTGGTACCTGAAAAAAGGTATGGCAATGCTTGCCACCCCAGGAAAATCAAATCATAATCTTGGTCTTGCCGTTGACGTGCACTCAGCAAGTGAGCCAAAGCGTCTTAATTGGTTAATTGCCAATGTTAAAGATTTTGGATTTTCGTGGGAAGTGGTTCCCAGCGAACCTTGGCATTTGCGCTACGTATGTGGTGATACACCACCTCCAGCCGTTGTTGCTTATGCTGCTGGGCAACCAGCACCTGCTGCAAGCACAGCAGCAGCTCCGGTAGCTGACGTTTCTAAGGACGCAAACAAAGAACTTCAACAAGCCCTTAAAGACAAAGGTTTTTACAACGGGGCAATTGATGGCGATCTTGGTCCAAAAACTCAAGAAGCTGTCAAAGCGTTCAAGGTTGCAAACAAGCTTAACGCCGACTCCGTCGTTGGTCCAAAAGTAAAAGAACTTCTAGGCCTAAATTAGACATTACAACACTCTATTGACGACCTGTCGCGGAGTTGATAGTATGCCTGTATGCGGGTTTCAGACATTGATCTAATAGTTTATTTCTTACGAAAAGTTTATCCAGGAAAAATGGAAGAACAAAAGTTAGTAGACTTAATAGACAAGCTGTTGTTGGAGAAAAAAAACAAATTGGCTAAAAAGGAACCAAAATGACAAAAGGTACACAAGAAGAAACGCTTCTTTCAAAATTAGCGGTGATGTCAAAATCAGTTGAGGCACCTTGTCCGTTGGGGAAGATTTACAAAAGATTGGACAAAGAGACAGCGCAGGCTTTTCTGTCAGCGTTACAAAGTCCGGCCTCATCAAGCGAAATACACAGGGCTTTAATTTCAGAAGGATTTTCAATATCAAGAACCACAATCAACCATAAACGTCATTGTTTTAAAGCGGGAACAGATGATCAATGTTTATGCTTTCCGAATAACTTGGAGAACAAACAATGAGTAATTTGCAAAGCAAATTAAATAACATCACGTCTGAACAAGAAAAGAAACAACGCAAAGATAAATTGCTTAGTTCTTTGGCAGACGTGTTACTGGAAAAAGACATTGATGTATCGGAGATAGGTGACCTTAAGAAAGTTACTGTTACACAACGTTTTTCTAAAGACAAAGAAGGAGAACCACAAACCCAAGAAACAGTTGTTGTTCAACTGTCTCCTAGATGGGAGGTTGGTCCAGAGTGGCCGTTGGTTAAACAAGGTCCATCTTTTAAAATTCCTGTAAACAAAACGTCGTCTAAACCAGTTACTGGTTTTAAAACGTGTGTTGTTGTTCCTGATTTACAAATAGGTTTCTATCGTGGTAGGTCTGGAGAATTAGAAGCAACCCATGACGAAAAAGCAATCTCTGTTTCATTGGCAATAATCAAAACAGTAAAGCCAGAAGTAATTGTTTGTGTTGGTGACAATTTAGATTTACCAGAAATGGGAAAGTATCTTACATACCCAGCGTATGCACAAACAACACAGGCATCAATTGACAGAGCAACTGCTTTTTGTGCAGAGATGCGAAACGCTGCTCCAAACGCGCAAATTGTTTGGTTAGCAGGTAACCACGAAGAAAGAATGCCTAAATATTTACTTACTAACGCTGGCGCTGCTTATGGGTTGCGAAAAGGAAATATCCCAGAATCTTGGCCCGTATTGAGTGTTCCATATCTTTGCCGAATGGATGAATTTGGTGTTGAGTACCGACCAGGGTATCCAGCTTCAGATTTTTGGATTAATGAAAAACTTCGTGTTATTCATGGAGATAGAGTTAAGTCAAGTGGTTCAACTGCTCACGTATATCTCAACCAAGAAAAGACATCGGTAATTTATGGACACATTCACAGGATTGAAACTGCATATAAGACTAGAGAAGACTTTGACGGTCCTCGCACAATCATGGCGGCGTCGCCTGGTTGTCTCGCTCGCATTGATGGTGCTATCCCTTCTACTAAAGGTGGTGTAGATTTAGATGGGCGTCCGTTGGTTCGGTATGAGAACTGGCAGCAAGGTCTTGGTGTAGTTACTTATGAAGACACTGGAGCACATAAGTTTGCTTACGAAGTAATTCCAATTTACGATGGTTGGGCAATGTACCACGGCAAAGAGTACAGTGCTTAAAACACATGACAACAATTATTGCTATTCAAGGAGATGGGTTCTCAGTAATTTGTGCTGACTCTCGTATTAGTGATTCTTACTCTGATGGATTGATATCTCAAATAGGAACTTTGCGTGAAGGTTCTGGAAAAGTGGCTGTCAATGGAAAATACTTATTGGCAACTGCTGGCGACCTTAGAGCAATCAATATTCTTCAACATGTATTTCAACCACCTACGCCAACACCCAACACTAAAGGTAAAAAACTAGATCAGTTTATTACTAGCAAATTCATTCCGGCACTAAGAGAATGTTTTGATTCTCAGGGATACTCAGTTCCTGATCGTGATGATAAAGAACATATGGCTGAGCAAGGGTCAACTATTCTTTTGGCAATCAACGGAACTCTGTACTTAATTGATGGGGATTATTCGTGGTATTCCGACTTTACAGGACTTTACGCAATTGGCACTGGTTCGTCATACGCTCTTGGGGCATTACAAGCTTTAGTGCACAATAAAAAGCAGACGGTAAACCAAGCAAAATCCAACGCTATAAAAGCCATTGCAATCTCTGCTAAGTTTGACCCATACACGGGTGCGCCTTATCACACCTTTGTGCAAGAATACGAAGTGCGCAGTAAATCGCGTAAACCTGTATAATTAACAAACCAACAAAAGGAGTAATACCATGAAAACAGCTCATGTAGACGCAACAGCAAAAGGAGCCTTGTTAGGCTTGTTGACATATGTCGGCACAAAATACGACGTTTCAGCAGAAGTAGTAGCTGCCTGTGTTCCAGTAGCAGCGCTTGCTTTGTCATTTATTTCAACTAAAATCGGTGACAAAAACACAACCATGTTGATTGACTTGGCTACTAAAGCCGTAGCCGCAGCCCCAGCAAAGCCTGTTGCCAAAAAAGCCCCAGCAAAAAAGAAGTAATATCTTATTACTTTTTTAAAGAGGTTTTAAATGCCTATTGATTTTTGGTCTCCGTCTTATAGGGCTGCATCTAGCGACTTAACAGTTGCTATTAGTCCTTTAGGACTAGTTGAACTTGCCGACGAAGAGTTTGAAGTTCACGGCCCACGCCTTAATCGCTATTCGGCTGCATGGGCTTGGTATCTAGGACACCACTGGTCATACCGTCGTGAGATGGGCGACAACAACATAACGATGAACTATGTCCGAACAATGTCGGACTTCATCACCAATTTTTGTTTTGGTAAAGGAATTCAATTTAAAGTTCCAGAACAAAATCAAGCAATCATTCCACGACTTCTTCACGAGATTTGGGATAATCAAAACAACAAGCATTATCTGCTTTGGCAGATGGGGCAACTAGCCAGTGTTACTGGAGATTGTTTTGTAAAAGTTGCGTATGATGAACCGTACACGGATGGTGCTGGCGTTATGCGCCCTGGACGTGTTCGCATTTTGCCTCTTAACCCAGCGCACTGTTTCCCTGAATATCACCCACATGATCGTGAACGTTTGCTGCGGTTTAAACTTAAATATCGGTTTTGGGGTACATCTCCAGAAGGTACTCGTCAGGTTTACACCTTTACAGAAATCCTTACCGACGAATTAGTTCAACAATATGTAAACGACGAGCTAATTGATTCATATCCAAACCCAATTGGAACAGTTCCTATTGTTCATATTCCAAACATCACAATCACTTCATCACCTTGGGGTCAATCAGACATCTGGGATGTAATCCAACTAAACCGTGAGTTGAATGAAAAGATGACTGAAGTTTCAGACATCATTAACTATCACGCTGCTCCCGTAACAATTATCACTGGTGCAAAAGCAAGCCAACTTGAGCGAGGTCCAAAGAAAGTTTGGGCTGGTTTGCCAAAGGATGCACAAGTATTTAACCTTGAATCTCGTGGAGAAATGGCTGGAGCTCTTGAGTACATCCAGATGATAAAGAGAGCAATGCATGAAATTACTGGTGTTCCAGAAACAGCATTGGGACAATTTCAACCAGTATCTAACACTTCTGGTGTTGCTTTAGCAATTCAGTATCAACCTTTAATGAACCGTTATCAAATGAAGAAAGTTCACTTTACTAATGGTTTAGAGAAACTTAATGAAATTATCATTAGAACAGCGGCGGTGTTTATGCCAGAACTTTTAATGTACGACCCATCACAATCCGCAATGCCGGAAGCAGATCAACTAACTCAATTAGATCCAATGGACCCAAATACATATAAGACAACAATCCATTGGCCAGAACCCCTTCCTGTTGATGCTCTTATCAAACTTAATGAAGCACAAGCAAAGATGGCCTTAGGTATTGAGTCTAAGAAAGGTGCGCTTCGTTCATTAGGTGAAGAGTTCCCGAATGAGAAGATGATTGAAATTTTTGATGAACTTATGGACGATGCAATTGATCAAGGTGCACTTGATATGGTACGTGCACAGATTGGTCAAGCAGTGATGCTTGCTACGGGCCTATTGCCTGATGCCTCTGGTATGCAAACGACTTCTGCTGGAGGTGCTAATGTATCTAGTGCGGGAAGTTCGGGAACGGGCGGACCGCTTCCAGGTGTTGGTGGTATTCCACCAATTGAGGAAGATCTAATTAATAAAATGACTAGTCGGGCATATGGCGCAAGGTTTGCACAGCGTCGTATTCCTGATGAAGACAAATAATTCGTTAACTACATCAGTAAATATTCGCTAAACAAAACATAGGAGAAAATTATGGCAAAGCGAGAAACAGATGAAATCACCATCCCTGCAGTTGCAGTTGATGCGTTTAATGAGGCGGCTCAACAAGTAGCCCCAAGTAATCAAGTTACCCCAACGGGTAAAATCTTTTCTGAAACAGATGTGGAAAACATCCGTAAACAGGAAAAAGACAAGATGTACAAGCGTCTTGAAGAAGCCGATGCACGAGCAAAGGCCATGGAAGAGCAACTTAAAGTACTTGCTCAAGACCGTGAAGAAGCTATTAAAAAAGCTGAAGAAAAAGCCCGTGCTGAGGAAGAAATCCGCAAACAACGTGAGTTTGAAGAACTTACCTCTAAGCAATTGTTGGCCAAAACCGAAGATGAGTTCAATGCCAAAATTAAGAACATTGACGCTGAATGGCAAGCTAGGTTTGCGGCAATTGAAGAGGATCGCAAGTCGCAGCAAGCATTGCTTGATAAAGAACGCGAATTGCGCGAATTAGAAACCTATCGTCAGCGCAAGATTCACGAGGAACAAGAGAATATCATTCCAGAATTGATTGATCTTGTCGCTGGTAACACCATTGAAGAGGTAGACGCTTCAGTAGATATCTTGCGCCAACGTAGTGCTGCTATACTTCAAAGTGTCCAACAAGCGACGCAACCACGCCAACTTAAAGGCGTATCGGTTACTTCGCCAGTGTCTGGACCAATGGAAAACCAACAGGAATACCAAACGTTGAACTCGGATGACATCCGAAACATGACAATGGACCAGTATGTTAAAATGAGAGACAGGCTATTAAGTTCACGATCCAACAAGGGTCGTTTTTAAGGTCCATATTCAATAGGAAATTTAGGAGATAAATTATGGCAATTCCAGGCCCACAAGGTGGAGCAATTACAGGAGCAGGTCTTACGTCAGTAACGACTACAGGCTACTCAAGTGATGCAACACTCTCACCAGCAATTCAACAGATTTGGTCAAAAGAAATTTTGTTCCAAGCAATGCCGGTTCTTCGTTTTGAACAGTTCGCAGTAAAGAAAACAGAACTTGGTGTAATGCCTGGTTTGACAATTAACTTCATGCGCTATTCAAACTTGTCAACAGACGAGGCTGTAGGTGCAACTTTGACTGAAGGTGTACGCATGGAGCCAGTGGCTCTTTCAGCATCACAGATTCAAATCACGGTTGGTGAACAAGGACAGGCTCTTGCAGTAACTGAACTTCTCCTCAACGCATCGTTTGATGACGTAATGGCATCTTCAAGCCGCTTGCTTGGTCGTCACATGGCACAGTCAATGGACATTCAAGCTCGCAACACTCTCTACCAGAATGCAGTTCCATTCTCTGGTGGTGCAGCAGTTCCACCAAGCGTCGTGTTTGGTCGCAACGTTCAATCGGGTGCTCGTACAACAATTTCACCATACGATGCAGGTACCGTAGGTACATACAGCAGTCCAGGTTACTTGTCACCTGCAGCTATTAAAGATGCAGTTGAAATCCTTGCTGGTCAGAACATCCCACGTCTTGGCGACACTTATGTTTGCTTCGTTCACCCATCACAAAGCCGTGCGCTTCGTGACTGGCCAGAATTCATTGAAGTAACTAAGTATGCTGCCCCAGGCAACTTCATGCTCGGTGAAATTGGTCGTATCTACGACGTAGTGTTCATTGAGACAACTCAAGTTGTTGCAGGCGGCGGTCCTGCAGACCTTGTATCAGGTACAACTGGTGCACAGGCTCCAACAGCAACTTCATACAGCGCCATCATGATTGGTGACAACGCTTTCGGTCACGCTATTGCATTGCCAGTAGAACTCCGTGACGGTGGTGTCATTGACTTTGGTCGTGAGCATGGTCTTGCTTGGTACGCAATTTGGGGCTTCGGTATGATTACTGGAGAATCCCGTGTTGTGATTAACACCAAGGGTGGAGCAATCGCCTAATTAATCTCTAAGATGTAAGTGGGGGTTAATACCCCCACTTCATTCTTAACTACACAAAAAGGAGCCATAAAATGGCACGTGCTAAAAAAGAAATTAAAGAATTTGTTGAGCAAGATCAAAGTTTGTACGCTATTGAAAGTGATGAGGCGCAAGTACTTGATCCAACTACTAAAGACGATTTGGTATCAGCAAGGGTCAAAGGTAGCTGGGTTATGTTCTGGAGTCAGACAAGCTATTCATTTGTGGATGGACAGCGTTACAAGCTTCCTCGTGAATTGTTTAACTATCTTAAGAAATCAGGAAACATCTACGACACACTCTGAGGTTTAAACAATGACAGGATTTATAGTACCGAACGCAAATCAATTTGGTGTATCAATCCAAAGTTTAGATCAAGCAGAACCTGATTCATTAGATTTTGAAATTGTTGGAAACAACCGCTACGCGGTTCTTTCTGGGTTATCTGCTACCTTCAACGCAGCTTCTAACGGTTCAGCAATTGTTGCTAGCGGAGAAGTAATTATTGATGGAGTGTACGGTTCAGTTTCTGGAGACACCTTGACATTTACTGCTCCTTCTGCCGATCCACGATTTGATTTAATTGTTGCGCAAAATAGCGCTGGTACTTTTTCTTTAAATACTGTTATTGGCACTGCAAGTTCAACCAATCCTGTTTTCCCAGCAGTTGCTTCTACTCAAATTGTGCTTTATGCTTTGTACAGAAAATCTGGGGAAACTTTTGGCAACAACAGCGTTGTAGATAAACGCAAATTAACATCTACAGTTATCCGTAGTGGAACTGGAGTTCCTCCTGCAGTTGGTGTAGATGGCGACTTGTATATCCGAACTGGCTTTACACCAGCCAACGGTCAATCATCTTTGTATGTAAAGCATTCCGGATCTTGGCAAAACTTAGGTGTATACACAGTAATTCCAGATGTTCCTCTGAATCCATTTTTGCTTGTTGGATTGTGAGCGAGGAACTTCTTCCTACTCCTGCGGGAACTGTTACAGACATTACAAGAGTTCGCCGCGTTAGTTTGGGGCGTTTCAGAGAACAACAACCTGCAATGAACCAAGAATTGCAAGACACAGTTCCCGGCTCTGGTTCTGGCGATCAATAATAAAGTAAACTATTATCATGCATACAGTATTTGACCCTGCTTCAGTAAAAACAATTACAACAATTGCTAGAAAGTTTTTAAGAGATTTTCCTAAATTTTTTCAAGTATCGTTTAACGCAGTAGGCAGAACCTATGAACTTGGTAATCCTAACATTGACGCGGATTCTCTATGGGTTGCTACTTACACAAACAGTGCCCCAACAATAATATCTTCAAACACTTCTGCCAGTTCTTACTATTCACTAGATGCTCGTAATGGAATATTGCGTTTTAATCAAACCCCATCTGCAAGCGCAAGTATCCTGGTTGAAGGTTATTATTACGAATGGGTTCTGCCTTCTGATCTTGAATTTTACGCAAACCATTCTATTGAGCAGCATGTATATAATTTAGATTTGCCCCTTGAAAGCATGTCTTCAATTGTGATTGACACTATCGGCATGCACTGTGTGGTAGAGGCTTTATGGGGGTTGCTCACGGAATATAGCCGAGATATTGATATTACGACTTCAGAATCTGTACATATACCAGCAAGTCAAAGATTTAGAATGGTTCAAAGTTTGCTTGATTATTGGTCAAAGGTTTATGAAAAACAAGCTAAGGCTCTAAATATTGGTCTTGAGAGGATTGAGATAATGAATCTTCGCCGTGTTTCTAGAAACACAAACAGATATGTTCCAATCTATAAGTCTAAAGAACTTGGAGAGTATGGGCCGATTGAACGACTGTTTCCAGAAATTGGAGATGGTGTTATTAACATTGAAGAACCTGAAGACAAACAAATTAGCGATGTTTTCGTCACAATTGAACCTGGGGTGACTACCAACTCGTCTGCTATCTACGGAATATAAATCATGGATGGTCGCAGAGAACTTGCTCACATTCGCAAGAATTATCGTCAATATCACCGACAAGTTGGGGAAACCATAGCGTGGTTTAGTTTTATTCCTTTCTCGCCCACTGGCAGTGAATACGATGATGTGTACGATGAAGGGCCGTATGGGTCAGATGGTAAGAAATACAAAGACAAAGTAATTGTCCCAGTATTGATGGTTACTGAAACCGAAGATACGAAACGAGCTATCCCAGAAGGTAGGCAACCAGTGCAGGTAGTAAACGTTGTTTTGTCTATTGCTGACATGCGAGATGCTGGTATTGAAGAACCTTACGAATACCAAAGACACTTAAACGACATGTTTATGTATGACGCTAGGTACTATAGCGTTACCATGTACCGCGTTCGTGGTCGTGTGAAAGATGATGTTTTGGTTGTTGTTGAAGGAATTGAAGTTTACGTAGATGATGAAATGCCAAACGATCCAGGTCCTGCAGCGATGTCTGTTACTGACCTTCCTTGGCCTTCTACGTTGCCATCCCTTACCTGATAAACTGTAATTGCTTAACGAGCGTTAAGCAATACAACGCCTAGGGTTAAAGGAGTGCCAATGACTGGCAAATCTACGAACGCATCCTCTAACCCTATTGTCACAGGTTGTCCTGCCCCAATTACCTATCTTGCAGACCTTTTTCTTAATCTTGAAGATCATTTAACTAACATCATTGGCGATGCGGTATTAGAAGAAGAGAAGAGAATTAGAAAATCTTTGCCACAAAAAGAAGCAGAATGGAACTCTATTTCTAAAGACTTTAGTATTAACTGGGATTCTAAAGACCTGTCTTTTTCCTACGACGTGGTGGGTGCTTCTAATGCAAAAGCAGCCAGTTTGGAATATGGCCCTCCAGCAAAATCATTGTTAAGGCATGAAATCCTTAACGTCAATAAAACTCTTGGAAAACAAATAGACAATAACATTAAGAAATTCTTGGGTGATAAAGCGTGAAAACTGGGTTTCTCTTAGCTGAAGATGAGGCTATAAAACTACGTTTCTCCAACTGTACGGTGTCGGATGACCGCAATAATTCCAGAGAAGTAGATGTATTCTTTAGATATCCAGAAGCCGAAACTGAGCGCAATTACCCATTTATTACAATTGAACTTATTGATATCCTACATGCAACAGATAGACAACATTCCGATGTTTTAATTTATTCTGGAAATGCTGGTGGGTGGTCGGATAATCCAGCATATTTTGATTACTGGCCTAGTGTTAGCGCCAGCGTTACTGGTGGGTCAACTACGACTTTCAAAAGAACAGACGATTTTATACCCGTAGATCTTTTGTATCAAGTATCTACCTATTGCAGAACGGCTTTACATGACCGTCAATTAACGGCCCGACTATTACAACGGGTAATTCCTTTTAGATACAATTCTATTAGCAT